GGACAAAGAAGAATTGCCTTCACAAGTTGTTGAAAAAATCAACCAAAAATATGATAAGAGTGAAGCTTGGAAAACATACGTTGGAAGAAACATACGTTTGTAGTAATACCCAATAAAAAAAGGTCCATCAGGACCTTTTTTTATTGTCATATCATATAGGAAATCTATTTCTTCAAACGCCTTGCTAATTCACGCTTAGCTTGTTTTAAAAGTTTTGTTTTTTGCGTTTTAGATTCAGCTAACCCATTACCGTAGTGGAAAAAATGTTCTCCTGGTTCTCTACGGTATTTATCGTCTTTACCCACACCTCTTTTTTCGTCATATTTCATTGAATTAACAAGAGCGGCAATATGTTGGTCTATCCCATCTCTTGACGAATCACTAGAACGGTCTCTTTCATTATCCAAATTACGCAATTCAATTCTGTCGTGGTGTAAATCTTCATCGTAGTTATACGCCTCTTCACCCTCAGAATCTTCACTCATCTCACGTTGTTTGTGTATGTCAGAATCGACACCTACAACCCTAGATTTTCTCCCATCAAACTCATCTCTATCAGAGTGGTCCACATCTTCATAGTTAACCTCGTCCAAATCTATAGGGTTATTGAAGTTTTCCGTATCAGTATTTACGTCAGCTTGTAGATTTAAACCACCATCATCACCAAAGTTCATTTCGTCTAGAATATCATCACTTAATTCTGTTTGAAAAGAACTATCGTATTCTGATAACTCAGCATCTAAACCTTTCATTTCTAGAGTTTCTTCATATATCATATATGCCTCCATTAATCTTTGGAATTGGTTTGGTGTGACCCTAACGTTTTGTGCCTTACTACCGTAGGTTTTTTTAAAGTTTACGTCATACCCCAAACTTTCCACTAACTTTTGTTTTTTATAATTAAATTTCATTTTTTAATTTTTTAACTTTTCTTATTATACATTTTCAAATGATGCTCCAGTAGGTGTAATCAAGAATTCAATATCGATAAATTCTAGAGACCTAGTTGGTTTTATATAAATCTTACCCTCTAAAGTATTTTGGTCGATTAATTGAGGGTCGTCAGAAAGAACAACTCTAAAGTCTGTTAGACCTCTTTCTCTTCTGATAGAGTCTAGGATTGGATTAACTAAGTCCAAGAACTCATTTCTCACTTGTTCGTCATTTTGTTCGAATAACAATTTAACCGCTACTGCCGAAATTAATTTTCTAGCTTGTAATAACAATCTTCTAACGTTGATTCTGTCTAAAGCAGATTGTCTACTTTGTAGTGTCTTGTTACCCCAGATAATGGTACCAACATCTGAGTAAGTTGCAATTGGGTTAATTCTACCAGCGTATAACGTATCTCTTTCATCAAGAGTAAGTTTCTTTCTAGCTTTAACCGCGTTTACAATACCTCTAGTGTAACCAGCGGACGCGAACCAAGGGAATGAGATGTTATCTGTTAAAGCGATGTTTCTCATTACATCATAAGTAGGTGGTAACCATACTCTAGTATTGTTTTCTTGGTCGTTGTACTGTACCCATGGGTAGTAAGTAGCTGTATAGTTAGAGTCAATTCCCGTTAAATCTAAGTTATCCACAGCTTCAGTAGGTTGGATTATGTTTGAAGCTATTGTCGTTCCTGGTACAAACAAATTGTAGTCAGGTGTGGTAGTAATATATAATGAATCAGCTCTTTCAGTTTCCACCATGTCAATCGTTTCCTCTACAAGGTTACTATTGTTTACATAGTCTATGCCTGGCGTCGCTAAAACGTTGATGTTGACTGCTTCTGGGTTTCTAAATGTTCTCATACCGAAGTAGTAAGCGTAATAGTCAGTAGTCGCAAAGAACCCTGATTCTCCCCAAGGAGTCTGAGACAACATTTTAAATGAACCATCACCAGACGCGTTAGGGAACGTAGTTGAACTACATGCTCCGTTTAGGAACCCTGATTTACCCCTTACGTAATTATCTCCGTTACTTCTGGACTTTCTATAAATGTCCCACCCATCAAATCCACCATAAGGTGCTAATGTGAATTTTCTAGACTGTAATGTGTAATATGGGTCTTGGGAGTCTGTTGGTTCACTTCTGAAAGTGGCCGCTCCTACCGAAAACTGGTCTTCGGTAGTTGTACCAGTACCACAATTTTTACAAAGTGTGGTTACACACAACTCACCAAGAGTGTCAACACAAGTAGCTCCCTTATCCATGTGGAATCCTGTGGTTAAACAGTTCCAATCAGTACCGTCTAAATCAGTACATTTATCTATTGGTGCTTGTTTTCCTTTGTATTGGAAGAAATCGTCATCGTATGCTGACGCTGCAGTATCTGAAATGCCTAAATAAACCCTTCTAATTTTATCCCCAGCACTTATCACAGAATTGTCCACAGTAGAACTAATAGCGAAAGGAGGGTTCCATATAATGTCACCTGGTTTATTGTATTTTGTCTTATAATATATTGTAGGACTTTGTTCCCCTAAATAATTTCTAGTGGAGTACCCTTCAAAACCACAAGGAACAGCATCATGACGATTAGTGTCGGTTTCCTGTTCTGGGTCAATATCTACCATAATGTATCTACTTCTAAGTTCATACTCACCGTTCGCGGTACCAACTTTAACACCCACAAAAGAGTTAAGATTAGGGTTCATACTACACCTTGTGTATCTTTCTAATACCACAGGAGAAGCGTCCGTATCGTAGAAACTTCTAACCAAAAGGTCGAACTCATTTCTTTCAAAAGAGATGTTAACGATTGAGATTTTAACTTGTGTGTTAGCGGCATTACCGTCACATATTGAGATGAATCTAAATAGTTTGTATACTTTAGTACCTCTTAACTCAGAAACAACATACGGAGTTACTGGGGTTTGCCATTGTTCTTGGTAAAAACCTATAGTTCCTGTATTATTAGAATCTCTATAAGATGGTAGGTCTAATAAATTACAATTTAGTCCTCTAATGTATCCCTTCTTATAAGCGTAAGTCAACATGTTAGGGTAGGCTTCCTCTACGAAGATTGGTACTTGTTCCATATCCTTATCAAAAGGAGCTACACCGAATACTCTTTTAACGTAGTCTGATGATGATGGTGACATAGAAGTCTCAAATCTAAATGAATCACCATCCACATCTGTAACATCCATGCCGAAAGTTGCGAATGGGTCTGTACCCACTTCTGAGAAGGTACTTCCCGTACACACCATATTAACGTCAGTACCTCCAGTAACTTGATATACTGGACCACCTGAATTATTGGTACTAACACCTCTTGAACGGAATGTAGCAACAACTAGGTCATCGTAGTTACAGAAAGTTTCACCTGTATATAAGGTGTAAGAATATCTAAGGGCTGAACCTCCAGAGTATAAGGTAGTAGATGCCGAAGTACTAATATCAAATACCTCATTAGTGTTGACTCCAAAACTTAAAGAGAATCCACTGTAACTATCTGTTCCAGGTATAGGGTCAAAGAACCCATATAACCAAGGGTCATTAATATCATTACAAAATACTGAAGGTTTAGGGTTACAAGAGCTTCCAAGTACGGAAGTTTCCGTTATACCACTAAACATACTTTGATAGGTATGTCCAGAAGATAATGGGTCGGTAGCGTTCTCTAAGAAAGTTCCTTCATATAATGTATTGCCAGAATGGGCATCTCCATTATAATTACAACCGAAAGACTTTTCTTGGCTTGTTCCTCCCGTCATAGGTAGGTAACATGGTGTACTTCCTGTAGCACATCCCGCACTAGTATCATGAGTTAAACTATTGTAGTAAGTCGATAACAAACTATCTAACTCATCAGAGATTGTTGTAGTACTACCATCTGTCTTAGTTATGGGATTATTTATATTTCCTGAAATAGGCCAAGGTAATGCCGTAACTGGCTTAGTGGTAGTTGTAGAATCTGTCCAAACGGAGGTAGAACCAGTAAAATAAAGAGATATGTCTCCAGTATTAACTACAGCTGTTGAACCAGTAGCCGACTCAAATGCCGTACCAGTGTTACAAGTAGAAGCACTATATAAGGTACCACTGGTATCTGTACACTGAGTCCTAATTGTTTCACAATCAGGATTAGCGACAGTGGTTATAGACCATGAAGGTCCCGCGTCATACCCTGAATAACCCAATACCCTAGTTACGAATAACTGGTTAGATTGTTGTAAATATGCTTTTGCTATGTATGATAATTCGTATTTGGGAATTTGTGTTTCGGTAAACTTTGATGGGCTTAAACTACCAAAGTAGGTTTGGAACTCTCCGTATGAACTTATGAAGATAGGTTCAAACGCTGGACCCTGAATAGTCTCTCCAGCTAATCCTAATGTGGTCACACCCACACTTTGTGCTACGAAACTTAAATCTTTTTCTGACGTGTACACCCCTGGTGATACAAAAACTTTGCCGTCTGCTGCCATGTTAATTATTTTTTTTGTACTTTATTTTTATTTTATTAATAAATATTATCTCTAATCCCAAAAGATGACCATCTTTTTGACTATTATGACTTCTGGTGTGAAAAAAAACATACTTTTTTCATACTTATGGGTATGCTTACAACACAAAAGATAAAAAATATTAAAATAGATAGTGGGGTTCACAAACTATTAAAGGAATATTGTGGTAGAAACGGTTTAAAAATGTTTCAGTTTGTGGAGAAACTAATAAAGGATAAATGTTCACCTAAAAAAGACATTTATGGTGACCACTAATTAAAATTTAATAGGAAATAGTTCGGTATGGTATTTAAGAGGTTTAATAGAAAACTCAGACGTTAGATTTGTTAATCTAACATTTTTTTCTTATTCTTTTTTTATATTTGCAATATTAAAAACTAAACATGGAAGGATACATTTATTTAGGAGAACATTATGACGTATTAAGTAGAGAAATCGATATCTCTGATAAAAAGATTGGGTTATCCGTAGACCCATTAGTACGTGAACAATCCCTGACTAACACCAAGTCACCCATTAGATATAGAATTGTTGCGGTTTATAAGGTGGATAATATGAGAAAAGTAGAAAAAATGTTACACAGTATACTGGATAGTCGTAGGGTTTTTGGTGAGTGGTTTAGAGATGACGACGACACTTTAGAGGGTGATTTCATTAATTTTATGAACGCTTACGGTGGGGAAATCTACAATATTGAAGAGATTAAAGAAGAAAGTTATTTATTAAAGGAAGACACTAGATTATTGGAAGTTGTTGAAAAGCACGGTGCTCCACTTAACCTGGTCCGAAAATATCTGGGTATGGAATATGACGTATTATTAGATAAGAATGGTAGGTTACATTTTAATGGGGACATGTTTAATACACCTAATAAACTTTATAATAACGGTATTGTGTTCCACGTTAAGAAGAAACGTGGAAGTAGTGGAACCAACAACCTATCCCAATTTAAAATAAAAGAAACTGGAGAAAGACTAGAAGATTAATGGGTATATTTGGGTAATTCCTAGATAAACTTTGTCTCTAGAGTGACTGTTTGTTCTTGCAAAGCATCCGTGGGTGTCATTTTAAAGAGTAGTGTCTGGCCCCTAGAAACATAATAAGTAGTAAATTCATCACTGACCAACTCACCATCTAAATGCACAGTATACGTATCATTATTGGTAGTGTCTAATACCTGAACATTTGCATCGTACTCAAACGGTACTGATAACTCCACCACAGCCACGTTTAGTGTAAACGTTTGTGTAAATATGCCTCTAGGATTTTCTTTGGTCGGTTCTAATCTCCTCTTTTTGGTTTTTGTCTCAGTCTCAAACACTAACAACTTTCTAGTAATCGCGGGTGTAATCTCAAACTCCTCTTCATCAATTAAAAATCCCTGCAGTTGCAGTTGATAATTTTGTGTATAAAATTTTCTTTTTTCATTGTCAGATATTTGACTTTCGTCACTTAAAGTTTCCATTATAATTGGGATGTAGTGTCCTTTCACGAAGGTATAGGCTTGTCTAGAGGTGAAAGTTTGCATCATTACCTTATTAAATTGGTTGAGTTCCCTCATTCTATTACATACTATCTTTAAGTCGTATGTTATATCTACGGGTACTGGTTGTGGTATTTTATATAAATCCATTCCTTTTCTTTGGCCATCCCAAGTTGGTACCTTAGCGTAATGGAAAGTTCTCCTATCTGGGATGGTATACGTTAAGGATGGGTTAGTCCCATATTGTACCGCTGGATTTCTAACTGTAACTAAAAAAGGAATTTCAGGATTCAAATCTTTATCCGCAAAAGACCAAGTATTAGAAAACTCTGCCCATCTTTGGATTGTTAGTATTTGGTCTACTATTGATATGGGTTTTCCATCTACTGATATTTTTAAACGGTCATTGACAAAATCTAACATCCCCCTATCTAAATCTGCATGCAACACACTTTTAGGTAAGAAAGTGCCGTCCTCACTAATAAACTCTGCTAGTTGTTTTCTTCTTTTTGGGGTTGATAATCCGTCATACCCAGAAGGGTACTGTGGTTGGTTTCCCACCACAGGATACATATTTAACGTTTTTTTTATTTTTTTATTAATCCTACCCATAATTAAATTCCTTTAAACTCGTTATCACTGGTTGGAACACAGGTTATCGTTCTATAAAAAGATTTGTACCCCAATATAGTATGTGCATTATCACCAGCTACCCTACCGTCATTGGAAACTGTGAAATATCTAGTAAAATCTTCGGTTTCGGGATATCCAATGTAATCACCATACTTTATATCTATATCTAGTTGGTCTAATTCTTTCTTATATACACTAATAGTTAAATTACCACTTTCTAAATATCTCATTAAACCATTCGCGTAACTATCGTTAGTAGGTCCAGAAATATTCACTAGAGCTTTAAATTCGACGGGTGGAAAAAACCTTATTTCTTCTTGTGCGGCTTCACCATACACATCGTCGGTAACACTCTTACTCCTATCGACACTATATAATACTAAAGTAAAATTTAGGTTTCCGTGTAGATATTCCATACCCATAGACTCTTGTAGTCTAAAATCTTCGTCACCGAAAAATTTATTTACTCTAGTTATTGGTACTCTCTTTTTACTCATTGCTAAGGTTTTTTATTTATAAATATCCAGTTCTTCCTTATATTTAGGTTAGATAATTATCGTATTGTGGAATTAAAAATACCGGAAGTAGAAGCACGCGGAATACTCACAGGGTATAATGGTGCAAATAATTTTATCTTAGATTTAAAAGAAAAAATTAAAAGTGAATATTATAATTTAACTAGGAACCAATCAGATTATGTTATAGGCAACCATGATATTGTCCCTAAGATTGCAAGAAAAAAGGTAAAAATAGACCTTTATTTTTCCCAAGAGTTGCAAGAAAAAAAGTTATTGCCCAAAGCACCAACAGAAATATGGGTAGAAAAGATATTGGTTACCTCAGATAAAGCATACCATATATGGGGAAAAGTTATAGACTCTGAAAAGTTATATTCGTTCTGGGTACCTAAGTCACAAATAGTACCTACCAACAGTAAAAAAGTAACCGTGGATTATTCTCCCTTTAATCACAGGCCCCCAATGGAACACCAGAAACCAGCCATCGAGGATTTATTAAAAAACGATATGTATATTTTAGCTGACGATATGGGTTTGGGTAAAACTACTTCAGCTGTCATAGCAAGTATTGTGGAAAACCCTAAATGTACTCTAGTGATATGTCCAGCTTCCCTTAAAATAAACTGGAAGAGGGAAATAGAGAACTATACTGATGAGGAGGTGGTCATAGTCGAAGGGAAAAATTGGAAAGAAGGTAAATATATAATTGTAAATTATGATATTCTTAAAAATTTCCACTCACTTAAAAATAAAAGTGTTAGAACATTGTTGGAATCTGGCGTAGAAAGAGTGATAATTGATGAAGCCCATTATATTTCTAACCCTAAAGCACAAAGAACCAAGATAATTAACCAAATTTCCTTGAAGTTAGGTAAGGTTTGGTTACTGACGGGAACTCCTATGACATCTAGACCCATTAATTACTATAACCTACTTAACCTAGTCAATAGTAGGGTAGCTAATAACTGGGTCGCATATGTGAAGAGGTATTGTGAGGGTAGACAATTTAGAGGCCCGAACGGTAGAAAAATATGGAACGTAAGTGGAGCCTCCAACTTAGAAGAGTTACGAGACCGTACACAAGACAAAATAACAAGACGATTAAAAGAAGACGTATTAGACTTACCAGATAAAATTATTACACCAATCTATTTGGAATTGGTATCTGAGGAGTATGAAAAGGAAATGGGTGAGTATTTGTCGTGGTCTGATGAAAACCAAAACGAAAGTATTACAATTCATCTTGCTAAACTCACAAAAGTAAGGCAAATTATTGCTTCAGAGAAAATCACATATACTCGTCAGATAATTAATGATATCTTGGAACAAGATAAAAAGGTAATTGTTTTCACCAACTTCACCGCTCCCCTAATGGAGTTGCATTCACACTACACACACCAGTCGGTGGTTTTACACGGACAGATGTCTAAAGAAGAAAGGCAAAAATCTGTAGATGAATTCCAAAACAACCCAGACATTAAAATTTTCATATCTAATATTAAAGCGGGAGGTGTAGGAATTACCCTTACTTCAGCAGAAGCGGTTATAATGAACGATTTAAGTTTTGTACCTTCCGACCATTCACAAGCGGAAGATAGAGCCTTTAGGATAGGTCAGAAAAAAAACGTGTCTTGTTTTTACCCTACTTTCGATAATACCTTAGAAAGAATCATATACAACATCCTCCGTAAAAAGAAAAACATAATAGATACGGTTATGGGAGATGTACCTCTTAACCCAGAGACTGATATTATGACAGAATTATTTAATGAACTCCATAATATTTGAAACTAATAGAATTAGTAATATTTATATAAAAAAAGATTATGCCAACTAACGTTTCCATATTAGATAAACAGAGACTTTATACCCAACTCAAACACCAGTTAGGAGCACCAATTGTAGGTGTGGAATTAGAAGATGATATGTTGGATTCATTATTGGACATAGCAATCCAAGACTACGCTATGTATGTTAATGACTGGTTAATTGAAAATCAGTGGGCTTCTTTAGGTGGTATTAATGTTGATGAAGCGGATTTAGCTAGAGCCTACACTACTAGGAGTTTGGACTGGGAGAGTTCCTTTACTTATGCGTATTCTAAAATTGTTGGGTTACAGACTATGGGCCCTTGGATTCTTAAAAAGGACTATGTGGAGTTAGTTCCAAACCAACAGATATATCAAATACCAGCGGGAAGAGAAATAAATGAAATAATGTGGTATAATCGCCCAGAACTTAATGAAATGTTAATTGACCCATTTATGGGTGCGTTCGGTGGTTTAGGTGGAGGTGGAATGGCCGGTGCTGGAATGGCTCAAATGGGTATGGTTGGTTCGTATTATATGATGCCTGCTTACGACATTTTACTTAGAATGCAAGACCGAAATATTAAAAATAGACTAATAGGGTCTGATTTAACTTACAGGGTCACTACAGGACCAGAAGGTACTAGGTATTTACACCTTTATAACGTACCTGGTGGTAATTTTGACTTCGGCAATTCAGAAATGAGAGGTGGTAGGGTATGGTATTGGTATTATGACGTTAATCCCGATAATGTGAATGATTGTTTAGCTGAAAATAAGGACATTATTAGAGTTCCCTCAGACGCACCAATAAGTGACATAGAATGGATTGACTTAAATTCTCCCGCAAGAGCATGGGTAAGAAGATATTTCACAGCTTTAGCGAAAGAAACTTTAGGTAGAGTTAGGGGTAAATTTAGTGGTGCCTTGAAGGTTCCAGATAGTGAACTAACCATGGACTACTCTTCGTTATTTAGTGAATCTCAGGATGAAAAAACTAAATTAACTGAGGAGTTAACATTGAGATTAGAAAGATTAAGGGAGGATAAAATGATGGAGAGAAAAGCTATGGTAGCTGAAAATCTAAATAAAGCCTTGGGGTATCGACCCTTCCAAGACCCCTATAACGTAATATAATATGGGATACAAATATCCAGGACACGGTTTAAGAACAAAAGCAGATTTTTCTAGGCAGATATACCAAAATTGTAATACCACCGCTGAAATGTCTGGGAGCAGCAAACTCCAACAAAATGTCTTTATAGGTTTATCTGGCATAAGCTCTACCTATAATTTTAATTTTACTTCTACCTCCGCAAATACAGCTGTTTTTTCTATGGGTGTGGACCCAGATTTGACTTACGGCAAATCCGCCGTCCAAATAAACTCTGATTTAATTCCTACTGGGAGCGGAAATGAATTAGAAATAGATACTACGACCAACGAAGTTTTTAAAGCTGCATCATCCTTAAGATATAAAAAAGATGTAGTGCCCTTATCGTTTAATGAATTAAGTCCTATTTTAAAATTAACCCCTGTAAGGTTTAAATGGAAAAATAATAACAAACCTTCTGTAGGTTTAATCGCGGAAGAAGTAGACTCGGTAGGGTTGACTGATTTTGTAACGTATAATAAAAATGGAGAACCCGATGGTATAAGTTATAAACTACTTACGATAGCTTTAATTTCCATATTAAAACACGGTACGGCACCAGTTATAGAAAAAACTGTGGAAACAGTAGAAAATGTTCCTATTACCATTGTCCAAGACTATGTGACCTCATCTACTAGATACATTATAGCTACTGAGGATTTAATCATCACACTTAACGATAAATCCCTGAATAGGTTCTATATAAAATCTATGGCAAACATTACAGTAAAAACTAAATTAGGCAAAATAGATGGGGAATGGGAAGAGGTTAGTATGGGCCCCCAAAGTAGTATAGAAATACTATCCAATGGTGATGGTTGGTTCATTCTTTCTTCAGACGGATTAAAAAATTCCTAGTGGTTCTAAGAACCTATCTGGATTCTGACCCATCTTACCCCAAAATACCTGTTCCTCAGTAGAAAGAGAAAGAACATCGTCTAAATCATCCTGGTCCCCTTCCCTTCTCGTTAAACCATTTATTAATTCACATTGTTTATTAGTGAAAAACTGCCTATCTTCTGGTTTCGTAACTATGAGACTATCTCTAACATCTGGTTTAAAAACAACTAGTAAAGGCTCAACTCTTTTATTAAACGTATTCATATACCTAGCGACATTATAGTCACCACACGTTTCAGGTGATTCCTCTATATCTTTTTCTGGGATTCTATAACACCTAAGAATTGTTTCTTTAGTCCCATCTTTTAACTTTTTATTTTGTACGTCACCGTGAGACATCGCTGTACCATTATTAACGTAATAAATCGTATCCCCTAGATTAACCCTTAAGTTCTCTCTAATAACCAATTCCATGTGTGCCATTTTTGACATAGGGTTACCAGCTTTTGTCACTCTTTTTGCTCTTTCTTTATACTCATTTACCGTTAACTTTACTCTGGATTTGTTAGCTATTTTAGATAGTGGGATTTCCTTATTGTATACTTTGTCAACATAAGAATAGTAATGTTCAATAAAAGACTTACCATCACCGTTTAATAACATTTCTAACCCCTCATCGATAAACTCCACCAAAAACCCTTGCAGTGTTTTAGACTTGATTGAGTTACCAGTTAATTTAACCTTACCTTTATCTGTCAATAAAGCATAATTCTTTCTAGCTACATTTATACAGGAAGGCCAAGTGCCGTCAGTGTCTAACCCCATTTCATCTCTCATATATAAATCATTATATTCAGCCACATCTGCGTCTGCACCTTTATATTCTTTATCTTCCACAACTAATTCGTTATTTCCTTTACCAATATAAAGTCTTTCTTCCACACCTTCTGGTGACGAAAAGTTTACCCCATCTGTGTCCAACACTAAAGGGGAGTAGTCCCTTTCCATAAACCATCTTATCATATGTCTAAGATATTGCCTTCCAGTACAGGTCACCATTTCACCCATATCCATTTCACCCCAAGGGAAAACCTGAGGAGCGGATAAAGAACCGAACATGGAGTTAATGAAAATTTTAATAGGCAGTTGTTTTCTACCATAGGATGAGGACTTTTTATCGTCAACACCAGAGTATTTAGAGGCTAATTTCTTATATTTGATTCTTGTGTCCCTAAAATATTTTAACATAGATTCCATAGCCCCAGTAACGTCGCACTCAGGAAAAACGTTATGCACTAACTGGATAGAAGGGTACAACGAGCTAAAATCTAACTTTAAAACATTAGTGGAGTAACCAGTCTTAAGTAATCTAGATAACCCACCTACGAATGGCCTTTGTTCATCTTTCTTCGGGATGGCTAGATTGTATTTATATGACCACGATAACATTAACATTTTCCATAATGTTGCTGTCCCCATGGTGGAAACTCTTTCATAAGTTGTAGGTACCATAGAAGCTAAAAGAAATGAAGCTTGGTTAAATTCCTCATCTACTGTTAAAGTTTCTTCAATGTCCCCCTCTAGATATTTTTTAATTATATATTGACCACTGACCTCCGCATAAACATTCGGGTGTTTACGAACTAAATCACTTAAACCCTTAGTGTCCTTTAGTTTGTAATTGCCCGTCCGTGGGTTAAAGAAATAGTCTAAATTTTCTTCATATATTGAAGATATCTTATCTCCTGGAACATACACACGACTTTCTTTATTTGCTCCTATGAATTGGGTTATGTATTTAAGTCCCCAACTCTTAATGTCTGAATTAATAGTTTGGGCTCGTCTAACCGCGTGTGCTATATCAACGATGTTATATCCCCACATATTAGTGGACATATACTCTTCCATTTCAGCTCCTAACTTTAGTCTAGACTCCCTTCTTCTAATATTTATGTTTGGATGAAGAGTGTTGGAAATTTCAGTTATATTAAGTCCGAGTATCTCTGCACGTTTAAACATCCACTCCCAGTCGAATGAGGAAGAGTTATACCCACCTATAATAGTAGGTCGAACCCGATTTAAAGTTTCAAAGAAACTAATAATGAGTTGCCTTTCACTTTCATCGTCGTGAGCGTAGAATATCTCACTATTACCCCTATTATCTAATATTCCCACCAAAAAAATCATGCCATCGGTAGGACGTAAAGCGGTTGTTTCGATATCAAAAACCAATCTATGGATGTCGTTATAGTTCTCGAAACCTTTAAATAGTCTTTTTTCTTTTTGGATTAAGTATTGTTCTACTGGCGATAATATGATGATAGCTTGCCTACTCTCCTCCCCCCAAGGGTTTACTCCACCTTCCCTAAAGAACGAAACTAAGTTCTGGTAGGTTTTCGTGGTTTTAATTATAAAATTTAACCCTTCAACTAACCTAGGTTGTTCATGGTTATTTAATTTTTCTATAATAATCCCATGTTTGGACATGGCTTCTTTTTGCCTAACTTTACTATTAGAATAAAACTTATGGGGTCGTAAATCACCGACCCAAGCAAAAGGCACAAATTTATCTTTAATTATTTGTTTACCATTAATTGGGTCTTCTTTGATTTTAAATATAGAACTACTACGGTAATCGTATTCTACCGCTACTATGTATTTTTCAGGGTCACCACCCTCTAAAAATTGTTGAATTTCTTCTTGTGTAGGCTTCATGTATATAATAATTTTCGTTTGTAATATTAGCTTCACCTCGATGGTGAATTTTACTTAACATTAATTAAAATATAAGAAACTGTTGGGGGGATGTCAATTTAAATTATTCCGAAACTTTCTTGAATGCTGATGTATAAGTCTTCTCTAATCGGTGCCACTAACTGTGTGCCTTCGGTTAAAAATTCTATCAAAAATTGTCCTTGATATCTACCTGTTTCCATAACATCAGAAGGTTGCCATCTATAATAAATGTAATATTCTGGGTCATTGATGGGGTCTAACTCTGTTTTTTGTACGATTCCTGCGGCTTTATTCAAAATAACATATTCTCCAGTATCTACCTTTTTCATAGAAAAACTTAAAGAAGCGTTCTCTAATCCTTGGTAAAACTTTCTAAAGTCGTTTCTACCATCTTGTATTAATTGCATTTTTAATACTGGTTCTAATGAGTCTTTTCTTATAAAAAATTCCATTTTTTTATTTTTTTTATTATTTGTATATGTAACCTAATTAAACACTAATAAACTTTATTAAGATAAGTTAACTGAGAATATATTGCTGAAGTAAGGTCTCCCAATTCTACAGCTAAGTCTAATGCATTATCAACGGTGGTATCTATTGATGAGCTTTGATGAAAATTCCAACGATTTACACTAAGTCCAGCACCACCAGGTAGTAAAAGTCCCGCCCAATTAAATTCACCAACAACTATAGCAGTACCGATGGCACCAGTTGACCTTATTGTTAAATCAATTTCTAATTCCCACGGTCTGTCAATTGATGTACTAACTGCTCCGTTGTTACCGATGATTCCAGTATCTAATAATTCTGTTGCACCTGAAAGGTTAAAGGCTAAACCTGAAGCCCCAATATTTTTTAAAAGTCCACCACACTTAATATGAAATGTATCCCCTCCTTGTAGAGTATTAGCTGGAAATTTAAATTCACCGACACCCGAACCAATAATTGATGTAGTTGTTCCTGTAGTGGCCGACACTGTTGTACTATCACCAGTTTGTGCAAACAAACCACTTGTACCGTTAGACCAAGATACACTACCACCACCATCTGTTTTAAGTACTTGGCCTTGGTTTCCGTCCGTTGTTGGAAACGTATAAGCACTGTGGAATGTGGTTCCAGAATTATTAACGTTTAATAATGTATTAGAAACACCCTGAACCTCGAATGTTTTACCGCTTAATATTTCATTAGTGATACCACCATAACCAACTGCGATATAATTACTACTACCACCACCATCTGATGGTTGATACACAATCCTAGTACTTTCAGGAGTACCAACGATAAGACTATTAGTATTACCAGTAGCATTGATAAACCCTAATAAGTAACTGTTATCCTCACCAAATACATCGGTTAAATCACCCATAGTGAACATAGTAACACCACTAGTACTACCAATCGGGTCGGCATTATAAATCGTAGTCGTACCTATTACTTCTGTACTACCAAAACCAACATCAAAATTGGATAACCCATTGTAAAAATTAACACTAGTCCCACTGACATTAGACTCAGTAAATAAAGTTTGGCTAGTGGTATCAAATGTAAACCCTGTATTTGCTCCAAACGAACCACTATCATTGAATTGTATTTGTGTATTAGAACCAGCAGGTGAAGTACTACCAGTACCACCAGATATACCTGTTACAGTAAAGGTACCACCAGTATTATTCGTAAAAGTTATTGTTGCCGCTGATGAACTATAAGTTCCACCAGTAACAAAGACATCAGTACCTGAAAACCCTGATAATATTGGGGATAAATCTACAGAATATGCATTAGATGTGTCAGTTCTATCAAATTCAATACTGTTACCATTTAATGTTACACCAGTTGTATATATGTCGGTATAACCAGTTAAAAATCCTGTTACTTGAAATGTACCACCACTATTATTTGTAAATGTACCAACACCATTTGATGGGTTATATGTACCACCAGTAATGGTCATATCACTAGATAATATACCTAAGCTCTGTGTAAAAGCACTTCCATTATTTAAACTTACAGTTAAATCATAAGTTCCTGAGTTAAATGTAAGACCAGTTGTGTAGTAATCAGTACCAGTAATTCCAGTTACACTAAATGTTCCACCACTATTATTTGTAAATTCTAATGTGTTACCGATATACGTTCCACCTGTAACGAAAACATCAGTATCTGTATAACCAGTTAAAAACCCAGTAACATCAAAAGTACCACCACGGTTATTGGTAAATGTGGCAACACCATTTGATGGATTATAAGTACCACCAGTCACTGTTAAATCACCAGCTAAAATACCCAAATTCTGTGTTAAATTATTACCATTATTAAGACTAACTGTTAGGTCGTAGTTAGCTGGGTTAAATGTAAAACCTGTTGTGTAGTAATCAGTGCCAGAACCACCAGACGAAAAAATATCCATCAAGTTAGTACCACCACTATATATGTTCCCCAATATATTTACGTCACACCCAAATATAGAACTTCCGCTTACCACTAAAGCAGTATTACCTGAAGTACAACCACTGTCATTACCTATGGTTACTGGTGAACAACCTATTATATTTTCTACACTTAGGGTTTTACCAGCACCACATATTTGAACGTTACCCCCAAATATTGTATCTAAAGGAATTGACCCTCCTTGGAAGTTTTCTATAATATTTTTACATTTACAAGACATATTTTTTTATTTTATAAATAGTTTTTTACTTAGTTAAATTGCCTATAATACTTACTTTAGATTCTTTTGTGACATCAAATTTAACTATGTCTACTTGGATTACGTCGGTTGGTGAGGCTAAAAAAGGTGTGGTAACTATGGAACTCGGGCCTGTCTTCATATTTTCTATACGGGTTATGGTATAACTAATGACATTATCCACCAGCACCCCCGTAAATTTAACAGATATATATTCTGGAGGTACAATAAATTGAGCTAAACTATCCACCGCAACCATATCCTGTCCTACAGCAAAATCTAATATTATATCTAAAGAATCACAATCTCTTATTATGATAGCGGGACATGGTCCACACCCATTCGTACAACCCCCCGCACAATCTACTAAATCATAACGGTCTTTATTAACCAAGAAATTGTGGAAAATTTCATCCACACCCAAAGGCCTAATATAATACCTTAATTGGGATATTCCCCCTATATAGGTTCCCGCAAAATTCTTTTCTATTAGTAAACCTAAATCGTTTGGGTCTTGAACATACGGAGGGCAGGTGATGGTGTTACCACTTGTATCCACACTAAATGTTTGGTTATCTATAAGGCCTTGGGTTCCACCACCCCATGAAATATTAAACGGGACACCAACTTGTTTTTGCTTTTCGGTGTTTAACCTTCTAGGTATTATTTCTTCAAAATCAGGGTCCACTAAGACAGGTCTTCCGTTAACAAAAATAGTTAAAGTTCCTTTTCTTAAAAATCTTTCGTCAGACCATTTTTTAGAAAATTTAATTTCTTCAGTCAATTTAGTATAATTTGTGGTACAACCCCTTCCGGGTCCACACCCAGAACAGTTGGGTTGTGCACATTCAGAACAACACTCTGTAGTTGTACAACCAGTTACCACATCACCAGGACCCAAATATTGACCTGTCACTACCACTTTGTTTCCCTGGTCTTGCCATCCAGGCATTAACGGTGATTCCCTAACTAAACTAACTGAGGTGCTATTTAAACCAGAATCTATATATCCTGGAGTGTCGATAATTGGTATATTGATTAAATCATTTACCCCACCTTTATTTTCTAAATCACACCCTTCGTAACAATAGTCTCTTTGGAATCTGGCACTTATTAATAGCCAAGGACAAGTCTCCACAAAAGTACTCCCAGTTAACCCACAAACAATATCACTATATTTTTCTATAATGGTGTAATCAGAAATATATGTTAATCCTGTAACACAATCTTTTACAACATAGTACTCATTAGTGTTACAATCTAAAACCTTTTTGTCTGAGTAGGTGGTAGCACAACTACCTGTATAATATAAAGCTTTGTATCCCACTCTACCCTCATCAGTCAACCGAAGGGCAAAAGAGTTACTTAAAGAATCTATTTTTTCATCATAAGTAGAGGTAATAACTTGGACCTCCGTACCACAGTGGCCAGTAGTCCCTGTAGTTACGATTGGGATAGGTATACCTGAACAACTATAGTCATTTTGGTCACACGTATTTAGGTGGGTCTCCGCAGAGTAAAAATTATGGAACTTATTTTCTGCTCGGGTGCCCATATAGAAATATATTCCTTTATTCCCCTTGTACACATCGTTTAACGTTTTAGAACCAGGAATTATACATTCAGTAACACATTCGACATCAAATTTTAATAGACTTTCTACTGTCCAACCACACTCGGCCCTTTCAGGTAAGACTTGGTAAGGGTAACCATAAAGTTCGTAGAATCCTTGGTAAAATCCACCTCTTAAGTTATTATAGTACCCTTCCGTCTGACCCGAAACCGATTCTATGCCATAACTGTACTGGTGAGTTAAACCAGTGACCTGTTTCATTTTAAATCTTCTATCATAATGCAAATGGTCCCACTTATACTGGTCAGGCATATCAGTCCATATTTTAAGTGAGTCTAGTTTACAAGGTGCTTCCCAGTAACCATAGTCTATAGTTGTCTTACCAGTAAAAATGCCATTATTTTCTGTACCTGCGGAAAGAATTATATTAACATCTGAAATAGTGAAGGTATAACCACTTTCAGCGATAAAATTACAACAACCCGAATATGTCATAGCGGAATTAACCAAACTAAAGTTACTAACTGTCGTCGAACCCGACGACACACCAGGACCTAAACTACCATGTTTTTTAATACACGGGTACTCAATCAACAAATCACCATTTAATATATCGTAACTCACCTTGGGTGGGGTATGTGTACCCAAACTTACGTCAGTTGGTTGGCAGATTCCCGTCACCGCCGTAGTTCCAGTTATTGTACTTGTAAACGCACTAACTTTAACTAATGAAAGTTTACACACGTCAAACTCATTGGTATTACCACTCATGTATTGTACCAGGCCATTGTCAACACCAGTTAACCCAACATCACAAATCGATTCTACAAACACCAAGGTTTTCTCTTTAGTTTGTCCCGTAAATTCTCTATTTTGACATTTAGGACAAGTACATTGGGTATCGCTAGAGTTAGGTGATGCGGAACACCAGTATGGTAAACTTAATAAAGTATTGTTTTCATCGTAATCGGTACACAAATACGGAGAAATTTGTCTACTAGATTTAGGGTTGCCCAAATCAACCCATAAGGGTAAACAGTCTGAACACCAAGTCTCACCACTTAGATAGTTATTAATGTGGTCACCCACACAAATAAGGTAAGGGGAAAATACAACTTCTCGGTTGTAATCCCATTCATCAGACGTTAAAAATATGTCATAGTAACTACTATAATCTAACCTAGCGTCTAATTTATTGAAGTAATAGTTATTTAAATTCTGTGGTCCCATACATAAATAAATATTTAACGAATGCATTAATATTTATAGATAAAAAGAAACTATGAAGAGATTAGAACATAAAGGTAAAAGTTGTAGTGATATTCATCCAGATGAAGAGCATGAAATGTGGGAAACCGGTCAATTAGAAGGTAAAAAGAAGGAGGAACTGGAAGAACTGGTAGACTATGACGGCTCTATGCTTAACTCAAAAATTCCTCTAGGAATTAACAAAACTAATAAAATTAGTCGAAGTACCAGTGATGATATGGTAAAAACCGGACACCAAAAAGGCAATGGATTTGGTTATTACTATAAAAGATATTGGGGTGAGTCATACCAAGGAGCTTCTTTAGGTGATAATGAGGAAATAGATTTAATGACGGGTCAAGAGACTATTGACCATTTCGAAGATGACTACGGTTTGGGTTTACCAAAAGCTATAGACAAAGCCCGTAAATCTGGAAAAAGAGTGGACGGTAGTAAGGAAGATTTAGATTCTGACAGACAGAGGTTGGTTGAGTTGTCTAATAAAAAGATGCGAGATATGTTAGAGGTAATTTTAAATAAAAAAGATATGAAAGGAGACCTTAGAACGGGTGTTCAAATGGACTTGTTAGACCAAAAAGAGTACCCCATACTCGACAAACTGGGTTCTAGATTTAAAAAAGCCTGTGACGTAGAGGGTGTCGACCCTAACAAAATATTAAATAAACTCCAAAATGCCGGATAAATCACTTAAAGGACATCAGATTAAAGTACCTAACAAGTGTGTTAAACACATTAAGTCAGTGGTACAGGATTTTACTGGGCCAAAAACCACTGAGGGATATGAACGTGCCCTTAACATAATTAAAAACCCAGTGATTAGTATGGAATTACTAAAAAAAATAAATAACTTTTTTAGAAATGAAGAAGAGGGTACCTCACCATATAACTTAACTGGTGGGGAGTACGGAAAAAAAGTATTTTCAGAGTTAGAGAAACAACTTAGAGATGGTAAATCTTCTGGAAGAAAAACTAAAATGAATGGTGGTATGATGAATACACATTATAGTGAACACGAAAAAGACGGCAATAAAAATCCCACCAAGGTCAACGTACCCGAACCAGACAGTGTGGATAGTATGATGACTTTAAGTGAAACAATAAAACGAATGAATAAACTAATAAATTATGAAAATAGATTGGATTAATGCCTGGAAAGGTGAAAATAAAAAAGCTAAGTATGGTCTAACTTTTAGGTTAGGTAAATTAACTGTGTTTGAGGTGGAGATTTGTCCTTGTAATGATGATAAATGTTCTAAATTCAAAGTAATATTACTAAATCTAGGGTTTGAACTATAAATAAAGATAAAATAAAATATTTATAAAATAAAAAGTTATGGCAGGTGAACAACAATTACAACCAGGAGCAAGATTATCAGAATATGCTCAAGCAGAAAGGGATAAATTATTCCCTAAAAATATTTATAGTCCTAAATCCGACAAATATGGGCCTCAACATCCTCACGCGTTAAGTGATGGTGACGAAAAAGGAAGAGGGACATCTGTATTTTTAGGTGTAAGGGACCAAGAGACAGGGACTAAAACCGATGTTCTTACTAGAAAAGAAATTGTAAAAACTAATTCTTATAATTCTGGTAATGGATATAGTATTCCTGACGATAACGTTACTAGTGGCACTATCGGGTTAACTCCATCATAAGTTTTTATGTATGAAACTTTACAACTCACTACATTCTCTTATACTTGAGGTAGCTAATAGGGACGAAGTCCAAAAAGCTATAAAAAATAGAAATACTACTGTTATTTACTATGAGGGGGATACAATTAATAATCCAGGGTGGAGGACGATTGAACCAGTATGTGCGGGTACAACTAAGAAAAATAATCCCGTGGTGAGGGCTTGGCAAACGGAAGGAGCTACCGATACCGAAGTCCCTGGGTGGAAATTTTTTAGATTAGATAGAGTCCGTAACTGGAACCCTACGACAGAAAAGTTTGATGAACCCAGACCCAACTACAACCCTAACGGTGATAAAAGTATGAACCAAGTATGGATTAATGTAAAATTTGACTAAATGAAAAACCTAGAAAATTCACTATTAACCGCTAGAAAATTTATGGAGCATGATGCCATGAACAAAAAAACTAACGGTGTTGGTAATCTACCTAACCTACAAACTGAATCAGTTCCTACACAACCAAATATTAATCAACCTCATATGCCTACTATGCCTACTATGCCTTCTATGCCTTCTAATAGTGCTCCAAATATGAACCCCAAATCAAATATGAGTGAAGAAGCCATAAGAAATTCACGATTACCAGACGCTATTAAACAAGCTATGATTGATAGCCCTATTCCTGATGTGTCACCAACCACTAACCTATCGGAGTCTTTTATGGATAAAGTAAGTCAAAAAATGAATTCCCAAGAATATAGTGTGGGAGGTATGAGAAGTTCCGCGAATAGTAATGTAAATAAAGTTTCAATACCCACGACAAACATTATAGAAAATAAGTCTAATGACCCAATACCTTCCCCCTTTGACTCAGCTTCTCTTGACACTAACACACTAAAAGAGACAATAAAAGAGTGTATAAAGGAAATTATGAAGGAGGAAAATTTACTTATAGAATCTAAAAACATTAAAGAGAGTCTACAGATACGTGTAGGTAATAAAGTATTTATAGGTAACATTAAATCGATTAAATCGATAAAGAAATAAAGTTATTACAAATATAGTGTTTTAAAAAAGAGAGGAAATCCTCTCTTTTTTTGTTTGACTATTCAGTGTATTGTCCGTACCTTTTTCACAGCTAAAATAGAAAGAATAGATGTCAAAATACAAAGTATTAGTTTTACCTAGTGACCGTACGGGGGTATCCAAATTTAGGTCTATCGACCAACATTTAAAATTACAGGAGAACTTCGGGGATGATTTTTGGGTAGATATTGATTACAACCCAAGACTTAACGATGATAATTACCTTAAACAATATGATTTAATCCATTACCATAGAACCCTACATCCTGACTACAATTTATCCCAGCAGACTATCCCTAGGATTAAAAAATTGGGTATCCCAGCTATTATGGACTTAGATGATTACTGGTTACCCAATCCAGAACATCCAGCATATATGATAATTCGTAATAAAGGAATGGATAAACTAATAACAGATAATTTAAAATTAGCTGATTACGTTACTACAACCACACCTTTATTTGCTGAAGAAATTAAAAAACTATGCAAAAACGTTTACGTACTACCAAATAGTGTAGACCCTAGTGAAAAACAGTTTATGTCTAATGCAGAAGAGAGTGACCGTATTAGGGTAGGGTGGTTAGGTGGGTCTTCTCACTTAGCTGACCTGGAAATACTGAGGGGTGTGGTAAATAAATTATCACCTTTAAAAGACCAAATTCAGTTCGTACTTTGTGGGTTTGACACACGAGGAAGTATTACAGAAATGAACCAACAAACGGGGGAAGAAAAAACTAGACCGATACGACCAAAGGAGTCGGTTTGGTTTGAGTATGAGAAAATATTCACTGGGAACCATAAAATAGTAGACGAACGTCAAATGTCACAGTTAATGCAGTTCAAGTTTGGGGAGGAATTCGGTGATTCTAGTACGCCTTATCGTAGGGTCTGGACCAAACCTATCACAACGTACGCGAGTAATTACAATAAGTTTGACATTAGTTTAGCTCCTCTGAGACACCATACATTCAATAGGGTTAAATCACAATTGAAAGTAATAGAAGCTGGATTTCATAAAAAAGCCTTAATTGCTCAAGATTTTGGGCCTTACCAGATAGATTGTATTAATGCCTATGAAAAAGGGGGGACATTTAACGATAAGGGGAATTCTCTACTTATTGACTCTTCTCGTAACCACAAACTATGGGCCCAACACATAAAAAGATTAGTGACCAACCCGGCATTGGTTGAGGATTTAGGTGAAAGGCTTTATGAGTCAGTACAAAAATACCATATCGATAGAGTAACCGAGAAACGAGCCGAATTATATAAACAAATAATAAAATCACATTAAAAAAGAAAAATATGTATTACCAAGCAATTGTAGCATTTGAAACGGGAGTCCTAGACGGAAATGGCAACCCAAAAGTTAAAAAATTTAAATATATTGTAGAATCTGAGTCTGTCTATGAGGCTACTACCCGAATGAGTAAGTACCTAGCTGAAGATACAAGAGATTCAGAAATTGTATCGTTAGTTAAAGCACCCTATGAGGATATATTACACCCAACACTAACTCCTAATTATTATTAACAATGATTAAAGATATAAATAAACTTTTATTTCTAGATATAGAAACTGTGGGGATTACGAAAGATTTAAATTCTCTACAATCAGAATTCCCACAGTTATGTAATATATGGGAAAAAACAGGATACGATTACTGTAAACGTAGGTACCCTAAAGACGAAGAGCTCTCGATGAATGAAATGTTTATTAAAAAAGCAGCTCTTTTACCTGAATTTGGTAAAATAATTTGTGTATCTGTAGGTTTTTTACTTCCTGATGGTAAAACTAAACTAGATAGTTATGTTGGAGATGAAAAAGGTATTCTAACCAACCTAATAACCCTTTTAGGTAGGATAGATAAATTAAATTTTAAATTATGCGGACATAATGTTAAAAGTTTTGATTTACCTTATATCGGTAAACGGTTATTAATCCATGGGTTCAGCATACCCAAAATAATCCCGACATATAACGATAAACCTTGGGAAACCAGGGTGGTAGACACTAAAGAGGTGTGGGGATTTAATTCCTACATAGGACTGTCTTCCTTAGATTTAATTTGTGCTTCATTAGACATTATTTCACCAAAAGACGGTGACCTAAAAGGGGAGAATATGCATAAGTATTACTATGATTGGGTTGAAGGAAAGGAAAAATCGTTAGGGGTAAATAGGGATGATAACATAAAAGAATATTGTGAAAATGATGTTATCGCTACAATAAATTTAGTAAAAAAAATAACACAATGGGTAGAGAAAGAATAATAAATGACATTAAGAAATTAAAAGAAACAATTAATGAGATTACTAATTTAATTCCTCAGTCAGAAACTTCACCAGAAACTGAAAAAGCTTTAAAGAAATTCGCCAAAATAAAAGAAAGTGTGGTGTACCCAAATAACCAAGGGGAGATAACTAAACCTAAGATACAAATAAAGTTTTTAAATAAAAGTACTAATACGGACCCCGATTATTTCCATGAAGGTGATAGTGGTTTCGACTTTAGAGCTAATCTAAATGGTGAGGACAGAATCACCATTAACCCACATGATAGAAAATTAATTTCTACAGGCCTTTACTTTGAGGTTCCTAGGGGTTATGAATTACAGGTCCGTCCACGTAGTGGTTTAGCTTTAAAACATGGTATTACGGTACTTAATACCCCTGGAACTGTAGACAGTAACTATAGGGGTGAGGTTTCAATAATACTAGTTAATTTAGGTAACGAACCATTTACCATAGTAAATGGTGACCGCATAGCTCAGGGGGTAGTGTCACCAGTGTTGGATAAAGTGTGGGGTGAATTAAATAAAGTTAGTGGGTTGAGTAGCTCTAATCGAGAGAGTGAGGGATTCGGGAGTACTGGTATAAAATAAAAATAATATGCAAAAAAGAACTATTTTAATAACTGGAGGAGCTGGTTTTATAGGGTCTCACCTGGTGAAATACATGGTAGACCAATACCCAACGTATGACATCCACGTTATCGACTCACTAACATACGCTGGAAATAAAAAAAATCTGGGTGAGTACATTAATAAGATTAATTTTTATAAGGTAGACATCTCCAAAAAAAAATTTATAAACAATCTTTTTGACTTACACAACTTCGATGGTGTTATTAATGTTGCGGCAGAAACCCACGTAGATAACTCAATAGAGGACGAGGACATTTTTTTAGTGACTAACGTTATTGGTACTCAGACGTTGATAAACTCTTCATTAAAATATAAAGTAGCTAAATTTTTACAGGTTTCCACCGATGAAGTTTATGGTAGTTTAGATTTTAACGATGGTAGAACTTTTTATGAATTTACACCTTTTTCTCCTAGTTCTCCTTATTCCGCTTCTAAAGCATCTGCTGACTTTTTAGTGTTAGCGGCATATAAAACCCATGGATTGCCTGGGTGTATCACACACTGCTCTAACAATTATGGGCCAAACCAACATCAAGAGAAACTAATACCAAAAGTAATTGACTGCCTCAAAAAAAATAATCAAATTCCCGTTTATGGTGATGGTAGCAACGTAAGGGATTGGATACACGTAGAAGACCATGTCAAAGCGTTGGATAAGGTCTTCCATTCAGGAAAAGGTGGTGAAAGGTACAATGTTGGTAGCAATACCGAATTAACTAATTTAGAATTAATTAAGAAAATTTGTTTAACTTATGATAACATTAAGGGTTTGGTCCCAGGTACCTCTTCTAGGCTAATCTCCTTCGTTAACGACCACCCTGGTCACGACCTAAGACATTCCATAAACTTTGATAAGATTTACACTAAATTAAGGTGGAAACCTGAGGTTAACTTTAATTTAGGCATCACTGAAACTGTAAAATCCTATTTATAATGATAAGTGTTGTCTACTGTACCCCCGAACCAATGCTTGAACACTCGGACCACATTAAAAAAACTGTGGGGTTAAAGGGTGTGGAGATAATAGAATATATAAATAAAGGGGAACCCCTAACCCAGTTCTATAACCGTGCATTAGAATCTTGTAAACACGATATTGTAGTATTTTGTCATAATGACATTATATTTAATACCAAGAATTGGGGTAAAAAACTTATCTCACATTTTAACAATAGTAAATTTGGCATCCTGGGTGTCGCTGGGACAACTGAAATGCAAGCAACAGGAAGATGGTGGCAAAATCCCTCGTTAATGTTAGGTCAAGTTAAACACACTCATGAAGGTAAAACTTGGAATAGTGTTTACTCACCTAAATTTGGTGATGAAATATTAGAAAGTATATTAGTTGATGGTTTATTTTTTGTAGTACATAAAGATAGATTAAAAAATTCTTTTGACGAAAACATAAAAGGATTTCATTTTTATGAGGTGGACTTTTGTTTTACAAACCATTTAGGTGGAACCAAAGTAGGAGTAATTACTAACATTACTATAACCCATAAATCTATAGGTCAAACGAATGATGAGTGGGAAAAAAATAGAAGACAGTTTGTGGAAAACCACTCTAAAAATTTACCTTACTCATTAACTCCACCTATTTTAGTAAAGGGTAAAAAAATTAAACTTAAAAAAAACCCAACAGTGGGGGTGGTGATACCGACTAAAGGGAACGTTCATCTATTAAAAGAGTGTGTTAATTCTCTAATTACGGTAGATGATTACCCTAATTTAAAAATTTACATAGGTGATACAGGTTCGTCTTTAGAAGAATTAGAAGAAATAAAAAACTATATTGAAGATAAACCCAGCATCAAATTAATAGAATATAATTATTATAATTTTGCGAGTATTAATAATGATATGGTGTCTAGTCACGTAGAAGATGATGTAGAATTGTTATTATTTTGTAATAATGACATAAAGTTGTTAAATAATGCTATTACTCAGATGGTTGAGGTATTTAACACAAACAAACAATCAGGAACTGTAGGAATAAGACTTCATTTTGGTGACAATAAAATCCAACACTCGGGAGTAATCGCATTTGTAGACGACAAATATAATATTAGAGTAAGTCATCATGGTATTGGTAGTTACTTTAACTACCATCAAGGAAGAAAAGAAGTTTTTGGGAATACGGCGGCGTTTATGATGATTAAAAAAAACCTATTTAAACAAATAGGGGGGTTTAAAGAAACATATAATGAATGTTTCGAAGACGTAGAATTAAACATTGAGTGTTTAAACAAAAGACTTAAAAATTATTTGGTTGGGAGTGCAGTCGCATATCACTATGAAAGTCAAACAAGAAATAACGACAAAGAAAAATTAAAAAGGGAATACGAAGATTATACACAAAGACTATTACCTAAAATAATAGGAAGTGGAATGTGTCATAATTATTTTTCTAATATAGATAAAAATAATTTGTCTTTAATCATAAAAAATAAATATAAAACATTAACAACATGAAATTAGGGATAAGTTATAACATATTTGATGGAGAAGAGTTATTGGAGAATTCTATAAGAAGTGTCCGAGAAAACGTAGATTACATTTCAGTAGTATACCAGGAGATTTCTAACTTTGGTAATCCTTGTAGTAAAGAATTAGTGCCCCTCCTTAAAAAACTTAAAAATGATGGTTTGGTAGATGAACTCTATAGGTATAAACCCCAGCCCCTCAAAGGTGGTCACTATAATGAAATTACTAAAAGAAATGTTGGTTTATTTTTATCAGAAGGTCAGAAGTGTACCCATCATATGGCCATGGATTCAGACGAATTCTACACTGATGAACAATTTAAAACGATGAAAATTACTATGGAAGAAGGGGATTTTGATTCTGGTGCTTGTCAGATGACAACATATTATAAGGAACCTATTTATCGCTTAGACCCAAAAGAAGATTATTATGTGTCCTTATTATATAAAATTAGAAGAGGCAAACAATATGTCTTAGGTCTTCCATTTCCGGCACTGGTTGACCCCACTAGACGGATGGATGGGGGTAAGTGCAAAATTTTTACTAGAGAAGAAATAGAAATGCACCATATGAGTTATGTACGTAAAAATATTGCAATAAAACTACAGAATTCCTCCGCCTCACCTAACTTTAAAGATATAAAAAAATTGGTCGACTACTATGAAAAGTGGGAGTATCCCCAACGAGGACTAATGGGGGGAGCACCAGATAAATTCTACGATATAGTAGAAACTAAAAAATTATTTGACAAATGGGTATAAATGAATATTTTGATAAGGTATATTGCATTAACTTAGATGAACGGGTAGACCGATGGGAACTGGCTCAAAAAGAGTTTGAAAAAATAAATATTCTAGACCAAGTAGAAAGATGGTCAGGAATTAAACATACTGATGGTAATCTTGGTTGTACTTTATCTCATCTTACTTTAATTAAAAAATGTAAGGAAGACGGATTAGAGAATGTTTTAATTTTTGAAGATGATGTTTTATTTGTAGAAACAGATATTAAACGTTTAGAAGAAGCCTTTAAAGATTTAAAAAGTATTGGTAAATGGGATTTATTTTATGTGGGTGTAACAATGTGTCCACGAACTGGAAGGTTTACTAGGGTTACCGATAGAATATTAAAAACTAATTTTGCATTTACTACGCATGCATATGCGGCTAATGCCCAAGCTTTCGACTATATGATTGAAGCATGGACTAGCTCTACGAGTAGAGGATACAATATTGTAGATACTGTTTTAGATAACCATATAGTCAAAAGAAGAGGTCAATCTTTTGTAATGGACCCAATCTATGCCATACAACAACCTGGCCTAAGTGATATTACTAATATTGTTTCTGAAACTTATGAATGGATGATAAGAGATTTTAATACGGTTAAAAACAAAAGTGGGTTAAATTAAAATGAAAAAAGATATTAAAATAGCATTTTCATGTAATTGGGGTCAAACGCCAAAAGAATTATTAGAGGCCTACAAAAAATTGACTTTATAATTAAAAGTGTTATGTATGTTAATATGAAGGTATTTGAATGGTCTAAACTTATTGGTATAAGGAATACTTGTTGCGAGTCACCTAAGAACTATGATAGATTAGTAAGAGATGCCAATATCACATAAACATAAGTTAATATTCATTCACGTACCTAAGAATGGTGGTACAGCTATAAGTAAAGCTGAAGGTATGGCGTTCACACTAATTGGACATCATTACCCACAATTTTACATGAGAGGTTTACCAACGGAATGGGATACCTTCACCAAGTTCGGTGTGGTTCGTAATCCATGGTCAAGAACGGTCTCCAACTATGAGTACGCTAAGATGGCTGAAAGTTACTGGCACTCTGTTAAAGGTTTTAAGAGGGATGGTACGCACCCAGACTATAATGTGATGAAAGATATGAGCTTTACGGACGCTATACACAAACTAAAAGAGAACCCAAAGGTGTTCAAACACCACGGTTGGGAAGCTCAACACAAATATCTTTGTGATACCTCTGGTAAGGTATTGGTTGATAAGGTATTCAGGTTAGAAGAGTTAGCCACAAATGAAGAGTTTAAAGTTATGGTACCGAACCTACAGGTTATAAACCAAAGTGATAACTCACACATTGATTACAAGGATTATTACGATGAGGAAACCAAAGGAATCATTGCTGAGGTTTACGCTAAAGATATAGAGCTATTCAACTACGAATTTTAAATGACTAAGATATATTTCATAAACGGTTGGGGCGAACCAAACCCCACTTTGAATGCTAGGTATTCAAAACAAACACCTAATTGCTCTGGTAAGTGGGATGACTTGGTGGTTACGGATAAATACGATGAGGCTGACTTCTATATCGTACTGGAGAGTACGGCACCAAAACCACCACTTGATAGAACAATATTCATCAAGCGTGAGCCTAACTTTATAAAGCGAGTACCTCACATACCGTACAAGCATATCATTGACTTCTCAGACGCTAATGGTGGTGTAACGTATTGGTTGGGTAAGACCTATGACGAATTGACGGCTCTGGAATACCCAGCTAAGGATAAATTAGCCAGTTGTGTTGTATCTAGTAAACATGAACACAGGAGAAGATATGTTGATAAAGTATTCAGTGGTGTGTTACCAGAAATGGACTTGTATGGGAAGGGTCATAACAAATCTTATGGTGGTAGATATAAAGGTGTGTTGAATTATAACGGTACGTGTAAATTCAAAGGGTTGATTGATTACAGGTATACCATCGTTATGGAGAATTCACAACAGAAGAATTACTGGACTGAGAAGTTGGCTGACGCTTATTTATCATGGTGTATGCCGATATACTGGGGCTGCCCCAATATCGCTGAGTGGTTCCCTGAAGGTAGCTACAGGTTACTTGATATTAACGACCCTAACCCAGCGAAGACAATCAGTGAGATTATAACCACACCATTAACTGAGAAGGATATTGCGGCATTGACAGAGGCTAGAAATCTGATGTTGAATGATTACAATATCTGGGAGATGATAAACAAGAAGATAAAGAGTATAAGTAATGGAAGATAATGTTAAGCGAAATTTAGATACGGATTGGTGGTTCAACTACCAAGAGTTTTATAAGATGATTGCCAGTAAGAATTACGACATCGTAGTTGAACTTGGCGTATGGAAAGGTCATTCTGTTACGTTTTTAGCTAACCAAATTAAAAAGTTAGGGTTTAATGGTAAAATATATGCAGTGGATTTGTGGGGTGATAGTTACCAATGGACGGAACCTAAGAATAAAAAGTTGAAGTCTCAAGTACCAGTATTATACGATATTTATACCGAAGTAAAAAAACGGGGTGGCGTTATGGATATGATTACTGACCTAAAGGGTATGTCTTGGGAGATGGCTGAGAAATTTGAAGATGGTACGGTTGATTTCGTATTTATTGATGCTGACCACAAGTATGAATCGGTAGTTAAGGATATTAAGGCTTGGTTACCTAAAATGAGAGAGGGTGGTATCATTAGTGGTCACGATTACAATAACCCATGTGGTGTTAAACAAGCTGTTGATACCCATAGCCACAGAACTATATGGACTATTAACAAGTATGTGTGTGATGAAAAAGATGATATTATAGTAGACACCCTATTAGATTTTGAAAATTTAAATGATGATTTTATAAAATTAAATTCTAGGTTGGGTTTAACTGAGGATAGTCTACCATATATTAATAGAACCAATAGTAAAAGTTTTAGAAAAGTTATGGACGAAGAAGTAATATAAACAATAAAACGTTATTATAAAAAAGAAATAGATAAATTTTGGTTAGATTATGAATTATAAAACTATTAAAATAAACAATCACTATCATATGAAAAAATTATCGATACTAACCCCTTTAAAAATAACTAACAATAGACAATTCAATCTGTTTGTTAGATGTTTAAACACTTATAAAAATATAATAGAAACGGAGGATGTTGAATTTTTAATTGTTAACGAATCCAATTACCAATTTTTTGATAAAGTCGAAGAAAAAATTAAAGAAATAAAACCTAACTTTAAAAATATAAAGGAAATAGGTTTTGTTAGGTCAGTTAGAAAATTAATAACCGAATCTACAGGAAAGTATATAATGTTTTTCTTAGACGATGTTGAGATGGTCTATGACTCTAAAAAGATTTGTGAGGTAGCGATTGAGTCTATGGAAAAAGATATGGACATATTTCAGATAAAACTTGGTGGGGGTAAGGTATCTAATAGTTCAAAAACAAAAAATGTTAATAGATTTTCAAAAAGCCATAAAGAAATTAAAATAAATGATGAATTTAGTGTTTGGTTAAATAAAACTGAGGATGAGTATGAGATAAGTGTTTACGTTATAAGCCAATGGAATAGCATGATGAGAGGTGATATAATTAGAGATTTAAATGATAAGATGGATGGTAAAATAAATGCTACTTGGGACCAATTTACTGTTGTAATGTCTAAAAAATACAGAAGTCAAATAAAGGATACTTACACCGGCTGGATTAATCTACAAAGTTTTTTATATCCATGGGGTAGAACTCCTCATCCAATTAATAAATGGACACAACTAGTGTTTTCATAAAAACAAAAAATATGAGATTAATAGAAGAATCCCTTATAAAGAACGATAAAATCGTCAAAGAATTAATAAATAAACATACCCAAGAAGGTGGTAATGGTCACCCCAACATTAAGGATATTTTTAATACCAACACCCAAAAAGGACATTCTCAATTGGGTCAATATGGTGTGATAAAATCTATTTTTAAAAAAATAGGGGTAACTAACAAGTATTATGTAGAATTTGGAGCAATGAATGGCAGCCATCTTTCAAATACTGCGGATTTACGTATACATGAGGGTTGGGGGGGTTTATTATTGGAGGGTGCTTCAGGGAGTATACCCAATATCAATTTACATGGTAATACTTGGGTCACTAAAGACAACATTAATGAACTTTTTAAAACACATAATGTACCACATATTTTTGATGTATT